ATGCCAGCTCGATCTTCCACATATTCAATTTTTTCCTTGTAATTATCAGCAGGATCATTCCAGCTTACGAGAGCAACAGTTTTACGGGCTTTACGCGCTGAGCCTTCGTAAAGAAAAGGCGGCCCCGTTATTTCTCCCCCATCGTCTATTTCTTGAATTACATTGGCGGAAGAAAATATCTTAGAAACATTTTTAGGACGGTCTTGTACTGCGACAATGGTGCCCTCAGCGAAGTAAGTCAGCCCCCTAAAAGAAGCGGCCAATGCATTTAATACTTCATACGCATCACCTCTGTCTGTCACGTAAGCATTAAAAGTCAGGCGAGGCTCCAAACCTCCTGCTCCGTCAGGTACAAGCTCGTCGCAATATTGGGCAATGGGAAATAAGCTATATCTATCCACTTGGCTCGCATCAATGAACTCTCCCGCCCCATAGCGCGTATTAGTAAGCAAATCATAAAAAATCCATGCAGGGTTATTTGTCCAGCTTGTCTGAAAAGTGCCGTCCCACACTCCAGAATATACTCTCGTGAAAGGATTGTAATTAGAGGGAATTTTCATTTTTACGCCTAACATTTCTGCCGCTATTAAAGGCACTCCAGTGAAATTTTCAGCTCCAATTTTGATGCCAATAAGGGCAGAGTTTGGGTAGCGGAAAGAGCGATCAAGAATGCCAACAATACCCTTGAAGAATAAATCGTCCGAAACCGTTGTACTTGTTGGGTCTTCAGTAAGACGTTCAACTGTTACCACCCATGGACCAGTGCCAGTGAGTTTATATTCGTATTCAAAATCGACAGGCCCCCTGGATTTGCCTGTAATGGAAATATTTTCATTAACAAAATTAGAGCCGCCAATAGGACGAATTTTAATATTAAATGAAACAGTCTTGCCCTTAACATCACCATTATCTTTGTTAAGAAAGAATAAAGCACCAATGCCTATTCTTACTCGTAGACGACTGAAATTACTGGCAAACGTAGTGCGAGAGATGGGGCCACTGGCACGCACAAGCCGCAATCCTACACTTTGCTCTGCCCTTACATCATCGAAGCCAGGCATAGGGTCTTGATCCTGAGTGCCCACTCGGTAGTCAATTACAACTGCTCCTACTTCGCTCGTAATTGTGCCACGTTGTAGACCAGGGATGCTTGCCGAAATGGCAGAGACTAAACCTCCCTTTCCATTAGCATTAGCAGCACTTCCCGTAAAAAACTTTGACACTCCATAGTTAAAACTTCCATCTACATTTTTAATTGGCGTGCCATCAAGAAAAATCTTAGTGAGTGGATCTACGCCTGGCTCAAAACCATAGACTTCCCCTTCAGACATTACGCCAACAATGGTGGCCTCAGAACGACTGCGCAGGGATTCTGGATCTTCTACAGGCTTGCGCCCTTCTCCTTTACCCGCACCACTTAGGACAATCTCCCAGCCTCCTTCCTTTTCATAACGACTTTCGGCCATTACACAGGCACCTGTTGAGTGGTAAGAGCAGATGAAATGATCAATGGCGAAGAGGCAAGGAATTTGCCATACAGAATGGGAACGGGTTGTCCTTGCACAGTGAGGTCAGATGCTCTATCAAAAAGAAAGCTATCTTTACGATCTGTTTCTTTCTGCGCATCAGGCGTGGGGGTAAGAAGTTGTGCTATCCCAGTGAGAACTAAACCTATACCTAGATTAAACAAAACTGCACTGCCAGCAGCAAAGCCTGCGGCCAATGCCCCTCCTGATGCCGCCGCTGCCGACGCACTAGTAAAGCCAGCAAACGCCGCCGCGCCTGCTATGGGGATAAAAGCCAATGCAATCAACGCCACTCCGATGAGAATTCGCCCTACAGCGCCGCCTCCTGACGTTACAGGAGCAATGATTAAGCGGCGACAGCCCATGAGCACATTCTCATAGTCCATACCATCAGGATCGCCATCCACAAGCTTGAAGCCAATGCCTTTCTCATGAGCATCGCAAAAGTAATCCTTAAAGCCTTTTAACTGATGTGACAATGCAGAAAAGACGTCCCTAGGAGAATGCGCCATAAACCTATGCTTCCTGCCGAAGCGCTTACCAAGCTCTCCCAAGAGCTTCACTTCTACCATTTGCATTAGAACATCTCCTTATGTCGCATGAGGCGTTTGGTGCATTTAGCCCAATATCCTCCATAGACATTCTCTTCAGACAGTCTATCCAATAAGTGATGACAAAACACGCTGGCATCAGGATTGGTAAGCACCCCAATGTGATTAACAAAGTCACATTGCAATTGCATCAAAATCATATCTCCTTTCTTTTCAAGCTTGCTGATTTCCATAAAACCTTGGTCTTCCACATTTTTCTCAAACATGCGCCATTCTGGACTGCTCCATTCAAACTCTTGCCCTCGCTTGAAATCATCTAGCACAATGCCAAGTTCGCTCCTGTAAAAGTCACGAAATAGCCCGTAGCAATCGTAAATGCCATAGATCCATGGGCGGCCAATGCACGGTGCATCTCCACACGGCGACATCTCATGCCATTCATTTAAGCCCACGGCAAGCACAGTCCATGGAAGATTACTTGCTTTACAGGCTTCTACATCATGACGACTAAAGCCACCAATGAAAGCAGGATGAGAGTGAAACACGCCTTCAATTTCGCCTAGCTCTTCCGCCCGCGCATAGTCCTTAGCGTCAATAGCAAAATTAGACGATGGGGAAGAATGTACATTACGACAAGGCACATACTGTCCTCCTGCTATAAGTCCGCACATTTCTTCTTCAGGCTTCGTTAAAGCATGTGCTCTCATCTCTGCCCTTAAAGTTTCAAACATTAGCTTCTTGTTACATTGGCTCCAGGGAACCCACCAAATGGTAACGATTGTCCTGGAAAATGTAATGTACAGCTAGATACGCGCTTGCCACAGACATCCTCCAGCCTTAATGGATCGTTAGCGGGAAGTGCTGCTATGGCAGCAGACAGGGCCGCTTCTGCACTATTGAGATTATTTTGAGCCGTAGTTAATGCCGCTGTGGTAGTAGCAACCACAACGCCTGCTGCAGTACATGCTGCAGGATCATATCCCCATCGTTCTATTTCATAATAGTATGTTCGCCTAAAAGTACCAACTGTATCCCTCTGTCTTCCTTGTCGATATGTTTGGCCAAGTGTAACCATGGCACCGTTAAATTGTGCGCTGTACCTTTCAGACGCCTCGTCTCCATCTGCGTTTCTACTGACAAAGCTTAAAAGGGCGAATGTCCTTTTGTATTTAATTTCTAGCAAAACAAATGGAGCGCATGCCGCTTCTTGGGCGCCAAGGGATTGGTTATAAGCTTGAATGGCAGATTGCAATTCTGCTTTTCTTTGCTCCCTGAGATACCAAGCATTAATGACAGTAACTGCTTGGGCACTTTTACCATCGGTACTAATCACTTGATCGCGAGAATTAAACACTGGCGCTCCCACATAGCCACATTCGCTTCCCCTGTATTTCCATAGACAAAGATTTTGTGTGATTACACGACGAGGAAGTCTTACGCCTTCCAAGTCAAGAACACTACTTAATTGCCAAGTAATAGCTAATGCCGTTTCCTGCGTCTTGCGTTCAATATAAAAAATATCAATGGGAAATTCCTGGAGTGTATCAGCTTGTGGACTGCCGTCTAAATATTTTTGCAGCGTGCGACGCCTCGTAATTTTCCCTCCCACGAGGTCATCATACGATCTAACTACTTGCGTAAAGGTGCCAAGAACATTGGCTACAGTTAGCGATGGCTGCGCAATTTGTCCATTAGTATTTCTGTCATAACCAGCGGCTAATATAGGAAGTGGCTCGTAAACATTTCCTTTCCATTGCACTTTCGTTCCGTCTTCTTTTAACTGATTTGTAAAATAAAAAACGTCGGCAGGATCGTTTGTAATAAGCGACAAATCCACGTCAAACATTTCAACGATGGCATCATGCCACCCTTGTTGTACGTCAGCTTCTAGTGTCATAAATCCTCCTTACCACAAAACTAAAGGAATTATTATCAGGGCCGATTACTCGCCATTGCCACGCATTAGGTTCTAGACGATATTTATATAGACTATTATCCATAAAGAATTGACTATAAAAAAAGTCGCCGCGCAATGCAGATAGTTGTGCGTCTAACGCAATCGCTACCTTGTCTGATATTGGAGCAGTGTCAATGGTATATTCCCGAATGTCAGTGTTAACGCCATCAGGACTTATTTGTTCGTAGCCATCGCCAAACTGTACCTTAAGCGTGCGATTACCTCTGCGTACCGTCAGTCCGTATTCACAGGGTATAGCGAAAGTGGGTTGGGTCATGATTTAACGCCTCCCTGCAAGAAGCCCGCCAGGACGAAGTTCACCTACTATAACTTGCTTTACTGCCCCCTCAATCTTGCGGCCTAAACCAGCAGAATCAGAGCCTGCCCCAGAGGAGGAAGTTTTACCATCAGAGCTTACGTTGACCACGATGTTACTAGTAATTTGACTGCCCATGGCCCCTCCAAGGTCCACGGGGACGCTTTTGCCGTCTGGAAGGGGAATGACTGCCTCATTGTATCGCCCTTCGCCTACGAGGCCCAGGGTGGGGCCTGTGACAATGCCTCCGTCGGCGAATGCTTGGAAGCCACCCTTCCATACCGCTCCATTTGCGGCGGGCAATATGTCGCCAGGCATCGGTAAAAAGAAGTCGCCTGTTGCGCCTTCAAGACTGCCAGCGCTGGTAGTAGCAGCGCCGCCAGTAAAACCCCCAACGATGGCCATTATCCCCTTGATGAGCGCCATTTTCAAATACTCGGCAATCATCTGTGCCACCATGTCGGCAAAGTGGTCTGCAACACTTTGAAAGAAACCTGCAAGAACCT